TAGGCCGGATCGCGCTCGAGCTCCATCGCGATGAGCTCGTACTTCTCGCCGCCTGCCTTTGCGACGCTCGTGCAGTGAGCGAGCACGGCGGCCTCGTGGCCAGCCGCACGCTCGGCAGCCTGCGACTCCTGCATGGCGGCGATCTGCGCCTTGAGCGCCTCGATCGACGCGGCCGTCTCGGCCGCCGGATCGGGCTTGCGCGCCGTGGCGAGGAGCGCCTTGGTCACGTCCGCCTTGCTCATGCCCGGGAAGGCGTCGAGGATCGCGCCCCATGCGTCGGTCTTGAGGAGCGCCTTGCGCTTCTCGGGGGACATCGCCTCGATCTGCTTGCGCGCATCGTCTAGCTGACGCTGGACGGCGTCGCGTTCCTTCGACGCTTTCTCGGCGCGGCGCAGCGCGCTCGCTTCCTCGAGGGCCTTCCGCGCATCGGGCGCGGCGGGAGGCGTTGCGGGAGCCGCCGTCGTCGTGGGCGCGGCAGTGGCCGGCGCGGCGGGCGCGGCAGGCGTTGCAGTCGTCGTCGGAGTCGTCGGGGCTGCGGTCGGGTCGCTCACTCTGTCACCTCATGCCGCCATCGGGGCGGGAACCGGAGGCCCGGCCGGAGCGGCCTGCGGCCCCATCGCTTCAGCCGGCATCGGAGGCGCGGCCGCGGGAGGCGGCGCGGCAGCCTTTGCCATGAGGCTCGCCACGGCGTCTCGGTACTGCCGCACGGATTCGACGACATCCTCCGGCGCGCCGTTGTCCTCGGCCTCCCACACGGCAGCCGACGAGAGTTCGAGCGCGACCCGGAGGTCAATCGAACCGTCGGGCGCCTCGCGTTCGCCGCCGTCGAGGAGGCTATTGAGCACGCTCCGCACGTGCCGACGCGATGCCGTGACGCGCGACCACATCTCCTCGAGGTCCGGGAGGTCGAGCATCTCCATCCCGGTGCCCGGGTCGATCCATCCGGCGGACGCGAGCTCTTGCACCATTTGGATTCGCCCGGCCGGGGTCTGCGGCAGTAGCGAAACGGGGAAGCACTGAAGCGTGTACGCCGACTCGGCGAGGTTCACGTCAGCCCACTCGAGCGTCTCCGGCTCGCGACGGTCGGGCGCGTCGATCGTGAACCCGGGCATCTCGCGGACCTCGTCGAGCGCACGGCGCACGATATCGAGGTGCCACTCCTCCCAACGCCGCCCGGCGATGACGAAACGCTCGCTCTCGATATCGTTGAACTCGCGCAGCGCGGCGCCGCTGTCGAGGCCGGCGGGCTTGCGGGAGGTCGCCGCAAGCTGGGAAATGCCTACCTCCTCGTATGCCGCGGCGACGAGGCGATCGATCTGCGCGAACATTTCGGGATGCACGGCCTGCTGCGGCACGATGACCGGCGGCGTGCCGCCCCTGGACACCATGTGAACGGTGCCCGTCACGTTATCAACGTGCGCCTTGGGGATGCCCGATGCTTCGTCGAGGTAGACCTTGGTCGCGCTAAACGTGTGCATCGCCAGTTGGATGCGCTGCAATAGCTTATTGAGCTCGAACTGAATGCCCTTGAGACGGTCCGCCATGCCGCGGCCCCAAAAGCCGACGAGCGGATCCTCCCAACGCATGACGACGAACGGGAAGGACTGCCGGGTCCACTTTTCATCGAGGAGCACGCCGCGCCGGGTCACGATGACATGGCGCCCGTCGTCGGCCTCGTCGCTCGACGGCAGCCGCCACGCCTCGACCACTTCGATCTGGTCGCACGTCGCATCGCGGCCCATGGCGTTGGCTTGATCGTCGGGAGTCGGCGCGAGCTCGATAGCCGCGCGACGCTCGCCAACGCCGCGGCCCTCTCCAACGAACGCCTCGAGGGCGACCGCACGATCGACGAAACGCCGCTGGACTAGCTGCCGAGGCTCGCCGTAGAGCGATTCAAGCGCGTCGACGAAAACCTCCCACGGGAAGGCGCCCTCGAGGCCGATGACCTTGCCGCGCGGAACGATCTTGACGAGCGACGTACCGAATACGCACGCCTCACGGAGCTTGACCGGGCCGAGCCGATAGGCGTCTGTCTGGTGCAAGAGGCCCTTGGCAAACTTGTTGAGCTTGCCGACGCGCCGCCGCGTATCCCACGCCGCGCCATTCGTCACGAACTGCGGCGCCGGGCGATTCTTCGCGAGCTTCGCGACCGCCGTATCGACGCACGACGCCACGACGTTGCGCTTGAGCCGTTCGCCCGGGAGGTTGGTCGAATAGCTCGCCGGCCCGAGGCCGAGTTGCTTGGTGCCGCCGTAGAGCCGCGCGTGCGTGAGGAGCTCGGCGAGGCGGTCTTGGTCCTGACGCTCGAAGCGGTCGAGCGTTTCGCAGACACGGCCGGCGAGGCGCGCAGGCTCGGCCGTCCACCATCGCGCGTCGGTCCTCATGCCGACCACCACAACGTCGACTCACGCTCGGCGTTCTCGCGCGCCTTGCGCTCGTCGTCAGTTTCGGGGCGCTCCTGCCTCGGCTTGCTCGAGACGGCCGGAGGCGCGGCCCACGTCACCGCAACGGAGTCGGCCGAAACGCAAACGCTCGTCGCGCCCGAGGCGCGCAAGCGTTCCACGAGGGCTACCAGTTCTCCCAGGGATCCGTTTGCTCCCGACGCCATGCCCGCTCCTCGGCTGCTAGCGCATCGCGCTCACGCTGCGCGTGCCACTCTGCGGAATACGGCTTAGGGCGCGGGTCCGGTGCCGCCGTTGACGCATAGGCTCGCGCCTCGCGCCATCCGTAGAGTGCCGCATCGCTAGCGTGGTCGTCAAGTCCAGGCGCGACGTCAAGCCCGTCCTTGTCCCACACGAGCGATTCCCACTCGGCAATGAGCGGCTCGCAATCGCCGGCCACGACCTTGATTAGCCCGCGCTCGAGCTCGCCGTTTAGCAACTTCCGAAAGCCGAGCTTGTCCCGCTTCTGCGCCGCCTTTGCCGGGATGCCATAGCGCGTTCGGAGCTCGCCGCCGTAGCCCTTGCCCAACGCGCCCTCGTCCAGCACCACGACGGCCTCGGGGTACACCTCGAGGACGGCGCGGACCTCCTCCGCGAACGATGACGGGATGAGCCCCGGCAGTTTCCACGCGCGCGAGCAATAGGCGACGGGGTCGTGCGCGGAGAAGTGCCACAACGCGAATGCCGTGGTCGCCTTGCGCTCCGACGCGCCGAGGTCGCATCCGAGCACGGTCCGCCATTCACGCTCCGGCAGTGCGTCGATCGTGTTGAGCGCCCGGTCGTACCTGTAGACGCGGCCCGTCGTGTCGAGGACCCACAGGCCGCGCTCGAGTTGGTCGCGTGTCGTGGCGTCGAGGACGGCGAGGCTCGCTCGGTACTCTGCCACGTCAAGGTGCGGGTTATCGTCGAGGCGCGCGGGTATGAACGGCCTCGAGGCGTCGCCCGGATCAACGAAGCGCGCCTTTACCCACGAATGCCCAACGCCGCCGGGGTTCGACGCGGAACGAATGCGGATCGGGATGCTCGACCCGACGAGGCGCCGGAGTCGGCTGTTTAGGTACAGGTACGGCCGCTCGGTCCACTGCGTGAGCTCGTCGATGCCCACAAACTGCACCTGCGCGCCCTGATACCTGAAAACGTCAGCCGGGGTTTCGCAGTACCCGAACGTTAGCGAGCTCGAGCCGCCGCCGGGGCACGGGAGCGTCCATCGCTTGTCATCGCCAGACCACGTCGCGCCCGTCCCGCGTAGCCACGTCGCCGCGCGTTCCATGAGGGCGTCGGGCAGCCGTAGGTCTTGATACGTGCGGCGCAGTAGGAGCGCTGAGTATCCCGGAACGTGCGCGTATTGCAGCGCGGCCATTAGCAGCGCGTCGCTCTTGCCGCCTCCCGCCGCGCCGCCATAGAGCGCCTCCCGCGCCGGGACCGACAGAAACCGAAGCTGCGGCGGCGTTGGTGTGTGCGGGCAGTACGGGATCGAGAGCGCCCGCGCGAATCGGTCGCGAAAGCCGCTCACTTCCGAGGCCGCGGCTGCTCTACGTGGCCCACGACGTCACGCACGTTGATCCACGGGATGAACGAGTCGCCGGAGGCTCCCTTGTAGGTCCATCGGACCGATATCCCGATCGGCCCGGCCTCCATCGCGCAGGCCGGCTCGTCGCTCGAGGGCGCCGAGTAGAGCGAAAGCCGCTCCATCGTTCCGATGCTGACGCTTTCCCGCACACGTACACGCACGATCATCGCTTTGCCTCCCGGAGCCCAATCTTGCGGGCCCATGCAGCCCCGGCCCTCGTGGCCGGGACAAACCGATCGACGCCTAGCTCCCGGACGAGCGCGCGACCAACGCCGCCGTCTCGACGCTCGCGCCGAACAAACACGTACTGAAGCGCGCCATCCGAGGCGCACGCGAAGCCGTACAAGTGATCGCGGTCGTCGGGGTTGTGGGCGACGAGGGTCCGGCCCGTCTCGACGAGGCGCACGACGACGGGCTTAACCATCGGTTTCCACGCCGACCACTGCAGCCCGCCGATGCCGCGCATGACCTTGCTGTGTACGTGGTAGAGCGAGTCGAGCCAGTAGCCGACGACGAAGCCCACGTCGCGCTCCTCGCACGGCGCGACCGAGAACGGAAACGGGCCCTTAGCGCCCGTCATCGTCGCCCCCGAGTAGCGGCGTGGCGTCGGCCTCGAGCGCGACGAGGGCCGCGGCGACCTCGGCTTGCAGCGCGCGGAGCTCCTCCCGTTGCGCGTCTCGAGGAAGCGCGGGAGGCGGCGCCTGCTTGGCGGTGACGACCATTTCGGTCTTGCTCGTCTCGCCGAACTCCTCCCGCTGACGCTTGCCGAGCGTCCACGTCGCGGCGGCGAGCATAACGCGCGCCTGCTGCGGGTCTTCGACCTCGCCGCGAGACACGCGATCCACGATCTGCCGCTGGCTTTCCACGTACTCTTCGTGTGCCACGTCAGCCGCGGGCCCGTACACGGGATGTTGGCGCACAGCATCGCGCGAGACGCCTGCGTGTGCCGCCGCCGCCCGCTCGGTCATGCCCTGCCGGCGAGCTTCTACGTAGGCCGCGCAAGCCTCGTCGGTCGTTGCCCTTGCCTTCGCGCGTTTGGCTTTCGGTTCAGTCATTTCTCG